CAGGATGGCGACTATTAGTCCTGCCATACAAGGGGAAAGGCGTAACAGATGGAGGCATACAGCTTCTTGAGTCCACTGTGAGCAAGGAGAACTTGGCTACATCTGTGTGTTATGTCATGAAAGTCGGCCCATTGGCTTATCAAGATTACGATAAGTTTGGTGGCGAACCATGGTGCAAGAAAGGCGATTGGGTGCTTATCGGTAGATATGCAGGCGCTCGTTTCTCTTTGGAAGATGACCATGAAGTTCGCATCATCAATGACGATGAAGTGATTGGCACAATTATCAATCCTGACGATATTAAGGCTGCATAGGTGAAACATGAGCGAAGAAACACTGAGCGAAGCGTTATCTAAGCTAGATAACGAAGACGATATAAACAGAGCTGCGCTCCCAGAGGGGCGTAGAGTTGAAGAAGAAGTCCAAGAAGAAGATGCAATCATTGAGCTTTCTGAAGAGGAAGCTGAAGATCTTGCACCTATCACAGATGATTCTGTTCAAGAAGATTTTGAAGCCGCAGAACCAAACGTAGAAGAAGAACTTTCTGAAGCAGAGGTTAAGGCAAGAACAGCTCAAAACAGAATCAATCAAGCTGTAAAGCAAGCAAAAGAGTATCAGCGCCGTGAGCTCCAGGCATTACAGTATGCAAAAGAGATCAAAGAACAGAATGAAGCGTTAGCTGAGCAACTCAAAAGTACGCAAACATCTAGTGCTGAGCAGAATCTAAAGATTCAAGAAAGCTACAGCCAAGAGATGGAAAACCGTGTTGAGACACAAGCTCAAGCGGCTAAGCGTAATCTGAAGACTGCTTACGAGTCTGGTGATCCAGAGGCTATGGCAGAAGCACAGCAGATGCTTGCTCGAGCAGAAGCGGATCGAAATGCACTTGCAAAGTATCGGCAAGATTTGTCGGACTACAAAGTTCAGTACGATGCGTGGCTTGAAGAGCAGAATCAACAAGCAAGAGAAGCACAAAGCTTTGAAGAACTTCAACGTGAACAAGGTCTTACTAATCCTGTTTACGGGCAACAAGACCAGCCTGTTTACGAAGAACCATCTGTTCGGGCGCAAGAGTGGGCGACCAACAACGAATGGTTTGGAACAGATACTGTAATGACAAATGTAGCATTTGCCATACACAATGAATTGCAGAGCAGTGGAATTGACTTAGAGTCTGATGAATACTACTCTCAAATAGATAGACGAATGAGGGAGGAACTTCCTCATAAGTTTCCCGCAGGAGGCGAACAACAACCCGTCCAGACCGTTGTCTCCAATACGCGCATAACAGGAAGTGGACGCAATCAAAATAATCGTCAAGTTAAACTTAGTCCTACTGAACAGCAGCTTGCTAGAAAGTTAGGGGTTCCGTTTAAAGAGTACGCAAAACAAAAGAGAAGGTTGGAACGATCATGAGCGAAGAAACTACATCGGCAGGTTCAAACAGAACCCCAAGAAACGCTTCTTCTCGGTCTACTAAGGCCGCAAGAAAACCATGGACTCCACCTCAAGTATTGGAGACTCCAGAGGCTCCTGAAGGAATGCAGTATCGTTGGGTGAGAACTCACATACGCGGTGAAGCAGATAAGACTAACGTACACATGCGCTTTCGTGAGGGGTACGAACCTGTACATCCAAGCGAAGTGTCAGGCTATGAGCTGCCTGTTATCGATGATGGTAACCATGCAGGCACAGTCGGTGTCGGTGGTTTGATGTTAACCAAAATTCCTAAAGAAACTGTGGAGGAGCGAAATGCTCACTTTGCGCGCCAGACCGATCAGCAGATGAATGCTGTAGATAACGATCTGATGCGTGATGAACATCCTGCAATGCCAATTTCTAGAGAAAGAAAGACGCAGGTATCTTTTGGGCGAGGCAAAAAATAGCCTCATTTTGATTGTGTTTAACTAGGAGATTCAAAAATGGCGAATCAAGATGCCGCTTTTGGAATGCGTCCTGTTCGTATGGTGGGCGGTGCCCCTTATACGGGTGGACAAAGCCGATATCGAATCGCCGCTAACTATGGAACCAGCATCTTCCAAGGAGATATGGTTGCCCAGGTTACTGGTGGTACGGTAGAGGTTCACGCTGACGGAGGCACTGTGCCTATCGTTGGTGTATTCAACGGTTGCCAATACACTGATCCTACAACGAAGGAACAAGTGTTCAGCAACTTCTACCCTGCAAGCACTAACGCTTCAGACATCATTGCTTTTATCATTGATGATCCGAATGTTGTGTACGAAATCCAAGCTGATGACACGTTCCCAGTTGCTGATCTGTTCGGTAACTTCGACATTGTGTACACCAGTTCTGGCAGCACAACTACAGGCATTTCTGGCGCTGAGCTAGATGTTGCTACTGGTGCAACTACAGCAGCATTGCCAATCAAGGCAATTGATATTTCTGGTGATCCAGAAAACTCAGATGTTGCTACGGCGAATACCAACGTTCTCGTTGTTATTCAGAACTCAATCTTCGGCCAAAAAGGCGCGGGCTTAGCATAGGAGGCTAACTAATGGCTATTTCAAGAGCACAATTAGCCAAAGAGCTAGAGCCTGGTCTCAACGCTTTATTTGGCATGGAGTATGCGCGTTATGAAAACCAACACGCTGAAATCTTTGAAACTGAATCTTCAGACCGAGCGTTTGAAGAAGAAGTTCTGATCGTAGGCTTTGGTAATGCGCGTGATAAGTCTGAAGGACAAAGTGTCGGTTACGACTCTGCATCTGAAGGATTCACTGCACGTTATACGCACGAAACTGTCGCCTTAGCATTCTCGTTAACCGAAGAAGCGGTTGAAGATAATTTGTATGACCGCCTTGGTGCACGTTATACAAAGGCGCTGGCTCGTAGCATGGCACACACCAAGCAGGTGAAAGCAGCTAACGTATTGAACAATGCGTTTGACTCAAACTTCACTGGCGGTGACGGCGTTGAACTTGTTTCAAACGCACACCCTCTGGCTGGTGGCGGCACTTTCTCAAATCGTCCTTCAGCGTATGCTGACTTGAACGAAACGTCTTTGGAAAATGCATTGATCAGCATCTCAACTTTTGTTGATGATCGAAACATGATCTTGGCTCTGCAAGGAACCAAGCTGATTGTTCCGCCTCAACTTCAGTTTGTAGCGGATCGTTTGCTTGAAACTCCTGGGCGAGTAGAAACGGCTGACAACGACATCAACGCAATCAGAAACATGGGTCTGCTGCCTCAAGGCTATGCAGTCAACCATTTCTTGACTGACACTGATGCATTCTTTGTCTTGACCGATTGCCCTGATGGGTTCAAGCACTTTGAGCGAAGCCCGATTTCGACTTCTATGGAAGGCGACTTCGACACAGGCAACGTGCGTTATAAAGCTCGTGAGCGTTACAGCTTCGGCTTCAGCAACCCACGCTGCGTGTTCGCATCACAAGGCGCTTAATGTTTCACATGAAACATTGAAAGAAAGGGGCACTTGTTGCCCCTTTTCTTTTTCTGCTGTATAAAACAACTATCCCTGACAGGTGCATCCCGCGCCTGACACCAGCCACGACAGGAGATGAACATGGCTAATACAACATTCAACGGCCCCGTCCGATCAGAGAATGGATTTAAGTCCATCAGCAAAAACGCCACCAGTGGCGCAATTACAGAGATTACTACTTACGGCGGTGCGCCTGTAAGTCTTTCAGACGGAAACGTTACTCTTACTAACGCCACTCACAGTGGTCGAGTTTTGTTGGTGCCAGATGGCGGACAAGACAACACTTACACATTGCCAGCGCCAGTTGCTGGATCAATGTTCAGATTCGTTTATGCAGGTGGAGCGGCTGACGCTACTGATGCAATCATCGTAACTCCGGGTAACACCAACTTTTACATCGGTGGGGTTACTTTCCTTGATACTGACGGTGACGCAATTAGTAGCGTATTCTCTGATGGCAACTCAAACAGCAGCATTCAATTTAATGTCCCTGCTGGCTTTGATGTAACCATCATGGGTATAGACACAACTAACTATCAAATCTTTGGAAATGTTACGAGTACCACTGCTCCTGCGTTTGCTGATCAGTAATAGACATGCGGCTATAACAAGAGGGCTTTTTGCCCTCTTTGCCTAGGAGAAAAAATGGCTGATACAGTAACTTCTCAAACAATTCAGGATGACAATCGCAAAGCTGTTTTGAAGTTTACGAACATCAGTGATGGTACTGGCGAAAGCGCAGTGACCAAAATTGATGTGAGTTCTCTTCAAGCCAATAGCCGCGGTGATGCATGCACAGAAGTCGCTATATCGAAGATATGGTGGCAGTGCGTTGGTATGGGTGTTGAGCTTTTGAATGACGCCACTACAGATACTTTGATTATTGGTTTGTCTCCAGACTCAAATGGATATCACGACTACTCTTCGTTTTCAGGTATTCCCAATGACGCTGGATCTGGCAAAACAGGCGACGTTAAATTTACAACTATAGGCGCTAGTAACACTGATACTTACACCGTAATCGTAGAAGTAATTAAGAGTTACACTTAATGGCAACTTCTGGAAGCAGAGATTTTGAGCCGGATGTAGCGGAGTACATTGAGGAAGCATTTGAAAGATGCGGACTTGAGCTTCGCACATCCTACGATGCCGTAACCGCACGACGCTCTTTGAACCTCTTGTTTGCTGATTGGGCGAACAGAGGCTTGAATCAGTGGACGGTTACAAATTCTGCGACCACGCTTGCAAAAGGCGATGAGTTTTTAGATTTAACTGCATCAACAATTGATGTGCTTGATGTTGTTCTACGCAGAACTGAAAACAGTGAAACCACTGATATTCAGATGAATCAGATTGGTAGGGCTGAGTATTGGAATATCCCAAATAAAGATACCCAAGCTCGCCCTACTCAATGGTTTTTAGATAAGCAAATAACCCCGCGGCTATATATCTGGCCTGCCTCAGAGAACGCGACTGACCAGGTTCTGATAAATCGTTTGGTTCGCATCGAAGATGCAGATGCCTCTGTCAACACACTAGATATGCCTTTTAGGTTTTATCCTTGTCTAGCCGCTGGACTGGCTTATTACATTGCGCTGAAAAAAGCACCTGATCGCGTTCAAATACTAAAAGCTTTTTACGAAGAAGAGTTTGCTCGAGCTGCAGATCAAGATGAAAGCAGAGCATCTTTAAACATCGTTCCTGGTCTTAGTTCTTATAGGCGAGCGTAATGGCCTTTGCGTCTGGCAAGCATTCATTAGCCATATGTGATCGATGCGGCTTTAGGTACAAGTACACTCAATTACAAAAAGAGTGGACGGGGTTTCGTGTTTGTTCAGAGTGTTTTGAGCCAAAGCACCCTCAGTTGGAACCTGTGCGACATAGGGCTGATCCCCAGGCGTTAAGGCATCCTCGACCAGATGTTCCGGCTACCAGCGTTGCAGGATCTGGTGTTGTAAGAACAATTGATGCGAATCAGATGATGTCCACTACTGGTGATAGTATTGGTTTTGCTTTTGACCAAGAAGCTGCAACAGGTGAAGTGGGCACAGTAACGGTGGTTATATCATGAGCTTTACATTAGCTACTTTGAAATCTACGGTTCAAGATTATTGCGAAACAGCAGAAACTACTTTTGTTGCTGATTTGCCTACGTTTATTAAAGAAGCAGAAGAGCGCATTCTGAAAAACGTAGAGCTGCCAGTATTTAGAAAGAACGTCACAGGTACAGCTGCAGCAAGCAATACATACTTGTCTACGCCTACAGACTTCTTAGCACCATATAGCTTGGCGGTTATATCCAGCAGTGCATACAGTTATTTGCTTTTTAAGCATGTGTCTTTTATTAGAGATTACACGCCTGATCCAGCGACAACAGGCACTCCGAAGTACTATGCGCTGTTTGATGACACGACTTTTATCCTAGGGCCAACGCCAGACTCTACTTACACATTTGAGTTGCACTATAAGTATCGTCCCGATTCATTAACTGCGGGCGCAGAAAGTGGAACCACTTGGCTTTCAACAAATGCGCCTGATGCTTTGCTGTATGGAACTTTGGTGGAAGCAGCAACATTCTTGAAGATTCCAGAAGAAGTTGCTCAGTACGAACAAAGATTTATTGCTGCAGTATCTGCGCTGAAAAAACTTGGCGAAGGTTATGGCGCAAGAGATGAAGCAAGATACGATATAAATAGAACATAGCTATGTTTTTGAGTGAACAAAAAAGCGAAATAGGGAATGTTTCTGTAGCCACTACAGAGTTCAAAGGACACGACGTTGATTTCTGGGCAAAGTCCCTTTCAGACAGAATCGTCAGCGTTGGAGAAGAATGTCATCCTGTCATAGCTCAACAAGCTATCGCATTTAAAGATGCTGTCTTGAAGCTAATTGCATACTATATGAGAGAGGCGATTAAGAGCGACAGAACCACGCTTATTAACGAATTAAACCGACAAGGCCATGGTGACATGGCTGAAATAATTAGGAGACTCTAATGGCTATTACGACGGCTCTATGCACCAGCTTTAAACAAGAACTCATGGAAGCAGTTCATAACTTTAAAAACAGTGGTGGCAGCACATTTAATCTTGCTTTGTACACAAGTTCAGCAAGCCTGGGAGCAGGCACGACTGCGTACACAACGTCTAATGAAGCGAGTGGCACAAACTACACCGCAAAAGGCGCTTCCTTGACTCGGGTAGATCCAACTACATCAGGCACCACGGCTTTTACAGATTTTGCAGATCTAACATTCTCGAATGTTACAATCACTGCGCGTGGATGTTTGATATTCAACGACAGTGCTAGTGGTGATCCCGCTGTATGTGCTTTGGATTTTGGCGGCGATAAAACATCAACTGCTGGTGATTTCACCATTCAGTTCCCTACAGCAGACGCGAGTAACGCGATTATTCGCATCGCTTGATATGTTGTGGCTCAACAAACTCAACAACGGCAATTGACCGAAAAAGAGTATTTGAAATGGGTCAAACAACAACAAGATCAAAGTCATAATCAGTAGGGCTTAACGTGTGGCGAATGTTACTGGCTGGGGTAGAGGCACTTGGGGTGAGGGCGCATGGGGCGAAGAAGCTCCAGTCCTTGTCACGGGTGTCGCAGGCACTTCAGCTGTTGGTTCAGTCACAGTATCTGCAGACGCCAGTACGTCGGTTACAGGCGTTGCAGGTACGAGTGCGGTTGGCACCGTCACGGTCTCAGCAGCAGCCACAACATCTGTCACAGGCGTTTCTGGAACAGGCGAAGTTGGTTCAGTCACCGTTACAGCAGATGCAAACGTCACTCCGACAGGTGTTGCAGGGACAAGCGCAGTTGGTTCGGTTTCGATATCAGCAGATGCAAACACTTCAGTTACAGGAGTCTCTGGCACAAGCGCAGTTGGTTCTGTCACAGTATCTGCAGCGGCCAACGCGCCTGTTACAGGAGTTGCGGGAACGGGTGGCGTTGGTTCCGTCACAGTTTCTGCAGCAGCTACAACGTCAGTTACGGGCAATGTTGGTACATCCGCGGTTGGCACAATTACAGTCGATGCATCAGGAACAGCCGTTGTCACAGGCGTTTCTGGAACGGGAGCGGTTGGATCAATATCAACATCCGCTGCTGCAAACGTCTCAGTGGTTGGCCTGGAAGGAACGTCTGCAGTTGGCTCTGTCTCAGTTGTTACAGAAAATAAAATCAACGTCACAGGCGTTGAAGGTACATCAGCGGTTGGAACTGTCACTACGACTGCAGCGGCTGATGTTGTTCCTCCAAGTGTGTCTGCTACTGGTTTGGTTGGCGGCGCATTGGTTTGGGGAGAAATTATTCCAGGCCAAGATTCAAACTGGCAAAATGTTGATGACAGTCAAACACCAAGCTGGTCAAATGTTAATGATAGCCAGACACCGAATTGGGAAGAGGTAGCTTAATATGGCAACTTATGTAAACGATTTACGGCTCAAAGAGATCGCCACTGGAGATGAGGCAGGAACTTGGGGCGCGAGCACAAATACTAACCTCGAATTAATTGCTGAGGCGTTTTCGTTCGGCACAGAGGCAATCACCACAAATGCGGACACCCACACCACTACAATTGCTGATGGTTCTACTGATCCTGGTCGTAGTCTTTTCCTCAAGTACACTGGCACTTTAGACTCCGCCTGTACGATCACTATTGGCCCGAATACCGTCTCGAAGCTGTGGCTCATAGAAAATGCCACCAGCGGCTCACAGAACATCATTATCAAGCAAGGTTCTGGCGCGACTGTCACTATAGCCAATGGTCAAACTAAGGCTATCTATTCAGACGGTGCCGGATCAGGCGGCGCGATGGTGGATGCGTTTACTGATTTAGCTGCTGCAAGTTTATTTGTCGATGGTGATTTAGCCTCCAATACTTCTGGAACCTCAAACTTCCGCGCAGGTGTCAACGCTGGTAACAGCATCCAATCTGGCGGCAACTACAACGTAGTCGTGGGCGATGAAGCGGGTACGGCGATTACTACGGGTGATAACAACGTAGCGGTGGGTTATGCCGCGTTAGATGCAAACCAAACAGCAAATAACAATACAGCAGTAGGGCATACGGCTTTAGGGGCAAACACTTCAGGAACTGGAAATACCGCAGTAGGCCAGCAAGCTGGGCTGGCTATCACAAGCGGGGATGACAATACAATAGTCGGACAAGCGGCGGGAGATGCTCTTACAGAAGGGGAATATAATGTTGCTATTGGGCAAGGCGCATTATCAACACTGACAACTGCATCTAATAACGTAGCGGTTGGAAGATATTCTCTTTTAAGTGACACATTAGGAAGCAAAAATGTAGCTGTTGGTACTTCGACTTTAACAACACAAAACTTCACTACTGCCACAGACAGTTTCAATGTGGCTGTAGGTTTTTCCGCAGGTTCAGCAGTCACCACGGGAGTCCAGAACACCCTCATCGGAGGTCTTGCGGGTGACGCCTTGACCGATGCTGATTTCAACGTAGCCGTTGGCATTAGAGCATTAACCACAGAAACAGTAGGTAGTAATTCAGTAGCTATTGGCGCTTCTGCTCTCCAAGACCAAAATATGGGTACGGCTACAGATGCTTACAATACTGCCGTAGGACACGCTGCTGGTCTGTCTGTTACCACGGGAGTTGAGAACACCATCCTTGGCGGTCTTGCCGCAGACGCTGTAACCGTTGGTTATCAGAACGTAGCTTTGGGCTATCAAGCATTATCCGCAGAAACTGGTGGTTCACGAAATGTTGCCATCGGCGTAGCTGCTTTAGCTGCGTCAAATGTAGCGGCTACAGCAACCACGAATTACAACGTGGCCGTAGGAGCATTGGCTGGAACGTCAGTCACCACGGGACAATACAACACTCTCCTCGGTGGTCTTGCAGGTGATGCTCTTACCTCGTCAAACAATAATATAGCAATAGGCTATCAAGCACTTTCATCAGATACCCAAGGCACTAAAACGGTGGCTATTGGTGTTGATGCGTTATTGAACCAAAACCACACTACAAACACTGACACTTACAACGTGGCTATGGGGTATCACGCTGGTCGGGATATTACCACGGGCAAGGAAAGTATTTTCATCGGTGGGTTAGTTGGTGATGCTTATACAACCGGAAGTTTCAACGTAGGAATGGGCTACATTGCCCTGACTAGCGATACACTCGGTCAATACAATACGGCCTTGGGGTACGCAGCCCTCGCTACGCAGAACTTTACTACAAGCACCAACGTGTACAACACGGCAGTTGGAGCAAACGCTGGCTTAGTTATCACCGTAGGCGAAGGCAATACTCTTATTGGTGGTTTAGCTGGTGATGCGCTCACTGATGCCGACTTCAACGTGGCAGTGGGTAAGAATGCGCTGAGTTCAGACACTCTAGGGTCGTTTAGCACTGCTATAGGCATAAATGCGTTAGAGGCTCAAAACTTTACTACAGCCACACAAACTTACAACACTGCCGTTGGAGGACTTGCTGGTGGTGCGCTTACTACAGGGATTGACAATACTTTCCTCGGAGGTAAAGCAGGAAAATCCAGCACTACTGGGCAATATAATGTTTATGTCGGTACTGACGCTGGAGAAACTCTTACTACTGGCTCTAGCAATGTAGCCGTAGGCCGTGGCGCATTAGAACAAGACACACAAGGCAGCAAAACAGTTGCTATTGGTCAAGGCACTCTAAACGCACAAAATTTCACTACGGCTACGGATACGTTTAACACGGCAGTTGGGCATAACGCAGGTGTTGCAGTCACCACGGGACAAAGTAATACCTTTATTGGAGCACTTGCTGGTGATGCCCTTACTGATTCTGATTTCAATACAGCAGTAGGCTCAGGCGCATTAAGTTCAGATACCCTTGGTGCAAGATCTGTTGCGATTGGCTCAGATGCTTTAGCTGCACAGAACTTTACTACGGCTACAGATGCTTACAATGTTGCGATTGGGGTTAATTCGGGTGCATCAGTCACCACAGGCAAGTTTTCAGTAATCGTTGGCGGTCTTGCGGGTGACGCCTTAACCAGCGGCGGGTCTAATACCGTTGTAGGATATAAAGCTTTGTCTGCTGAAACTGGAGGATCAGGTAATACTGCGCTCGGTATTCAAGCGCTTAGAGGTCAAAACACAAACAGTGCCGCTTATAACACGGCGGTGGGGCATAACGCAGGTTTATCAGTCACCACGGCAACGGTCAACACGATTTTAGGCGCAACAGCAGGTGATGCTCTAGAAACAGGGAACAATAATGTAATTATTGGTTACGGTTGCGACGCCCACCACCCAAACGGATCTAATCAGATTGTTATAGGCCATAACATAACGGCTGTTGATAACAGCTACTTTAGCTTTGGTAGGGCATCGAATGTTGTGAGCAACCAGTTTAGTGTAAACGCAAGCTGGTCAAGGTCTTCTGACGAAAGGCTTAAGAAGGACATTACGGACTCAACTTTAGGTCTTTCTTTTATAAACGATCTAAGGCCAGTTAAGTATCGTTGGAAGGCAAGTCACGAACTTGATTCTACTGATCCAGAGTTAGCGCATCTTTATAAAGAAGATCCTGCTGATAACGAAATGGAAACTGATGTATCTATGCACAACTTCATTGCTCAAGAAGTGAAGGAAGCATTGGATACCGCAGGTGTTTCTGACTTTGGTGGTTGGGGTGTAGATCAATATAACGTTCAACAAGTATCTCGTGAGATGTTCGTCATCCCATTAGTAAAAGCAGTCCAAGAACTATCCGCACAAGTAACCGAATTAACCGCTCGCGTTGCCGAGCTTGAAGGAGAATAAAAATGCCTGAAGAAACTACACGCTCTGACGAGCAAAAAGCACAGGACTACTCAGCAATGCTGGGCAGTGTAAGCGTAATCACAAACTGTCTTGACGATGACAATGACTTTTGTAATGACATGACCAGTGCAGAAAAGAAAGAGCGCGTTATGCGTAGCTCTGGCTACCTGTCGTTCATGAAAGACTTGGACGATTGGGGCAGCGAAGACATGACAACCATTGATGCAGCGATCTCTGCTGCTGAAGCATACACACCATAAGGATCACCATGAGCGAAGAAAACAAAGTCACGATTGATGGCGAAGAATACTCATTCGAGGGTTTGGCTGTAGAAACTCAGGCGAATATCGCACGAGTGAACGAGTTACGCCGTGAAGTGTCTGCATTGCAGATCCAAGTCAACGAGCGTCAAGCCCTGTTGCAAATGTACATTCAAGCGATCTCTGACTCTGTGAAAGCAGTGGATGATGAGGAAGACGAAGCTGTCGTTCAGTAATGGCCGAAATCTCCTACATGATGCACCCGCTGCCGTCAGTATTTCTGATGGAGTTGGACGTTCCAGAAGGCTTTGTTACTCAGTTAAACGAGTATCTTGATGGTCTCCTTGAACAAGAAGGGCGGCGTACAGCGGCTGATACTCTCGTTGGTCAAATCCGCGAAGGAGAACAGCTTAGAATGGACTGCAATCACGATCTTGTTTCTGGCTTTTCTGGCTTCGTGCGCTCTATGGGTGTGGAGTATATTAACGCCTTCATGAAAAGCTCTGGTCAGATGCTTGATGGCAACCGCAAAGTCGAGATAGACGATCTGTGGTCAGTACACAGCTACGCAGGTGACTACAACCCTATTCACGATCATGGCACAAAGACCATCATGGGCATAAGCTGCACGACTTGGACGAAAGTGCCACCTCAGATAGAACAAGGGCCACGGCCCGGATCTGAAGATTACGGCCTGTATAATGCGTCTGGTGAGTCTGACGGGTGTTTGTGCTTCAACTACGGACAAAGCTCGCAGTGGGACAAAGAGCGATTGAAACCAACGCAGAACATTGTGATACGCCCACAGGTGGGTAGGTTGTACATGTTTCCATCTTGGATGCAGCACATGGTCTACCCGTTCCGAGGTGAAGGTGAGCGCCGCACTGTAGCGGCCAACTTAAATTGTTTTAGAGAGGAGATAGCCGCATGAGTTTAATAGAAATCGTAACCACGCTTACCACACTTTCAGTTATCGCAAGCGCGATCTGCGCCGCCACGCCCACTCCCAAGGACGATGCCTTCATGGCGAAGTACATCTACCCTGTGATTGAAGCTTTGGCACTTAATGTTGGTAAAGCAAAAGAATAACTATGTGCTATCTAGCGATGGCAGAGGAATGGGGCTTGGATAACGGTGATAAGGCATTGAACCAGATCTCTACTCACGAGCAAGTGTGTGAGCAGCGTTATCTGCGTATTGAAGAACGTCTTGCCAGTGGATCTAAGCGGTTCGATGAGCTTGAAGCGAAGATAGACACTGTATCCAACAGATTATGGTGGATCATCGGTTTAATTGTAGTGAGCATTTTAGTGCCACAGTTTTTAGGAGGTTGATATGTCAGATGAAGGAATACGAGTCCCAACATGGGCGCTACCAGCGTTTCTAGCGGTTCTCTCAGGTGCCGTTGTATGGGGCGCTAGTCAGGCGCAAGCACAGGCTACACAAGAAGAAGTAGATCGTATTGAAGCTGCTGTCGTGAGTGTTGTTGAAGAGGCCCAAGCCACGGGAAAACTCGCAGCAGTCAATGCGACAAAGATCGAGGCTATCGTAGATTCCTTGGCGGAACAGGCCGAGACAGCGAAAGCGTCAGATCAGAAACTTCAGCAATTAATCGAAATTATGCTAAAGAATCAGAACTAGAGTACGACCCCGCCAGCCCGAATCTATTTTGCGATTTACGGGAGTGGCGGATGTTGGAACTGGTTGATCCCCCTGCGTACCGTCATTGCCTTGCTCTGGCATGGTTACGATACAACCACCGCCAGTGCGGGTACGGCGCACAGATCTACATACAGAACACCATGCCGCGTGTTCTAGGCACAGCACATCAACTGGATGTAGAACTGCTTACTTGGGATATTGTTAAGCCAAAGTCTGTCAAGGTGCAGGCTGTTCAGCAGAAGCGGAGGCTGTAATGGATGTCCCACCAGTATTTCCGAACAGCGTCAATGCACCGTCTGAAGTAGTGGTAAGAGACAGAATACAAAAGCTCATTCGTTTGGATCAGATCAGCAGGATTCGTACTGACAAAGTAGAAGCTACAACCGAGTATAGCGAAACCTACTACTACTATAAAAATGGTGAGGTTCTTTCTACTATTGTAAAAGTCGAAGACCAATTCAAACTGGACATTCGCGCATGACGATGATGATTTTTGTACTAATAATCTTGGAGCGTGGGCAGCCCACGGGCGAGGAGTTGTACTTTAGAGAGCTGACCTCGTGCTTAGAATACTCAAATGCTTTGAATGCTCAGTCCGTAAGCAAAAATAACGAGCTATTAAGTAACAACAGCTACTTCAAGACTTATTGCCGTGTTCGTGAAATACCTACTTCTGAAGCAGGAACTAAGATACTGTTTCGTGATCCAGCCAGAAAGGATGATGACTGATGAGTCCTAAGAAATTAGAGCCAAAATCGCGGTATGCTCAGTATGACCTTGATGGGGATGGGGTTGTGACTGATGAAGAATTGGCACGAAATCAAGAGCTTGTTGAAATTGAACTGCGTGAAGAGAAGGCAGATAGTCAACGCCGAATGGCTTGGGTTAGTCTTTCTAGTATGGTGGTTTACGCTTTACTACCACTCATGCCATTTATCCCGGAGTCTCGTTTGTCCACTCTGGCTTCTCTAAGCGACATGCTGTTTCTAAGTCAGGCAAGCATTGTAGGGTTGTACTTTGGTGCTACAGCGTATATGGCAAAACGATGAGTGATGAGCGCCGAGTTACTTTACGTTGCTTCCGATGTAAGAAAAAGGGTGGGGTCATGGACTTTGTGCATTTGAAATTGAAGACCTTATGCGGTAGATGCTACGCACGATTGAGTGGACTAGCGTAATGAGCATACTAGGATCACTCATAGGCCCAGCTACCTCTTTGCTCGACAAAGTTATTGAAGACAAAGACGAAAAGAACCGAATCGCCTTTGAGTTAAGCACCCTTGCAGAGCGTCATGCCCAGGAGCTTGCTAAAGGCCAGCTAGAGGTCAATAAGGTCGAGGCGGCATCTAAGTCTTTGTTTGTTGCTGGATGGCGACCTTGTATTGGCTGGGTGTGCGCGCTTGGTCTTTTTTACAACACCATCCTTTCTAATATACTGGGCATCTGGGTTGAAGTGCCTGAGATAGATACGACGCTGCTTGTCCCCGTTATGATGGGCATGCTAGGTCTTGGCGCGATGAGATCTTATGAAAAAGTCCAAGGTGTAAGCAGGGAGAAGTAATGGGTATTCAGCTAATAGGAATGTTGAAGCGTCACGAGGGTGTGCGTAGCCATGCGTACAAATGTTCAGAAAACATGATCACTGTGGGCGTCGGGCGCAACATAGATGAAAACGGCGGTCTTGGACTGTCTGAAGAAGAGATTGAATATCTATTGGCTAACGACATCAAGCGTGTACGAGAAGAGCTAGAAGATACTTACTACTGGTTTGCCGCACTCAACGAAGCCCGAAAAGACGCCATGATTGATATCTGTTTTAACCTTGGCCTGACCCGGTTGCGTGGTTTTGTAAAGGCTTTAGAGGCCATGTCCCGCGAGCAGTTTGACATTGCAGCCGATGAGTTTATGGACAGCCGTTGGGCTACTCAGGTAGGGAATCGTGCGTTGGAGGTGACTGAGATAATTCGCACAGGAGACTATCAGTAATGGCTCTGCAGAAGTTTATCTTTAACCCTGGGATCAACAAAGAAGGCACGGATTACACCGCAGAAGGCGGGTGGTTTGATGGCAACTTAGTGCGTTTTCGCAAAGGATTCCCTGAAAAGATAGGCGGTTGGCAAAAGTACATTACTGAAACCTACAACGGCACAGGCAGAAAGCTTTTAGGCTGGGTTGCGCTTGATGGCACAAAGCTGCTTGCGCTAGGAACGCGCACCAAGCTGTACATACAGGAAGGTGCTGGCTACGACGATATCACCCCGATAAGAAAAACATCTACAAACAGCATTACGTTTGCTGCATCAAATGGCTCTTCCACGCTTACGGTTACAGATTCAAGCCACGGTGCGGCTCAAGGTGACTTTGTCACCATATCTGACGCTGTTTCTTTGGGTGGAAACATTACGGCTGCAGTTTTGAATCAAGAGTACGAAATAGCCACTATCGTTGATACAAACAGCTACACCATCACAGCTAAAGATACGAGTGGTGCTACTGTTACAGCCAACGCTTCTGATACAGGCAATGGCGGTTCGGGCGTTGATGGGTCTTATCAAATCAATGTCGGTCTAGATGTGTTTGTTGCTGGTTCAGGCTATGGTTCGGGCACATGGGGCGCTGGTGGCTGGGGTTCTACAAGTGCAATCAGCGCATCTAATCAGTTAAGACTTTGGTCATTAGATTCGTTTGGCGAAGACTTGGTTTCTTGTGTGCGAGGTGGTGGTGTTTTCTACTGGGATTACACGACCTTTTCTTCTAGAGCCATCGCGCTAACGTCTTTGACTGGCGCTAATCTTGCGCCGACTGTGGGTTTGCAGGTCTTGGTATCTGATGTTGATAGACATGTAATTGTTCTAGGTGCAGACCCTATTGTAAGTGGCGCTAGGTCTGGGTCTGTTGACCCGCTGTTAGTTGCCTTCTCTGATCAAGAGAACGCTGCTGAGTGGGAACCATTATCTACAAATACTGCAGGCTCACTGCGTTGTTCAGCTGGTTCACAAATCATCGGTGGAATCAGAGCAAGACAAGAAACACTCATATGGACTGATGTTGCACTGTATAGCCTGCAGTTTATTGGGCCTCCATTAACGTTTGGTTTGAACTTGATCAACGAAGGCGTGAGCTTAATTGGGCCTAACGCTGTGGTGAACACACCATCTGGCGTATTTTGGATGGACAAGAAAGGGTTCTATTCGTACCAGGGAGCGGTTCAACCTCTGTCTTGTAGCGTACATTCTTATGTGTTTGATGATTTAAATGAAGGCCAAGCGTTTCAAGTTTTTGGGTTTGTTAATAAACAATTCGATGAAGTTGGCTGGTTCTATTGTTCATCAGATTCAGACGTAATAGATCGATATGTTGCGTATAACTATTTAGAGCAAAACTGGTCTATTGGTCAGTTGTCTCGCACAGCTTGGCTTGATGAGGGCATAGAAGCTTTTCCAAGAGCTGCAGCATACGGAGCAGACAGCAGCAGCAACTTGATCTACAAGCACGAAACTGGTTTCGATGACGATGGTTCGCCAATGGACAATGTGTTTATTGAGAGCGCGGACTTTGATATTGGGGATGGCGAAGATTTTCAGTTTGTTCGCAGGTGTATACCAGATGTGAAGTTTACTGGCGATGGCGATGATCAAACTATAAATTTTGTATTGAAGGCAAGAGACTTCCCAGGCAACACATTGACCACGGATCAAACGACTGCAATCACCAGTAGTACAACTAAGGTGGATACTCGAGCTAGGGCGCGCCAAGCGGTTGTGCGATTTGAGTCTGATGATGACGGCACGACAGGTGTTCGTACAGGTGTTGGCTTTCGGATTGGTGGCACTCGTTTAGATATACAGTCTAATGGGCGACGATGAGCAAGTTACTACAAGGCAGATTACCGTTTGTTAATGGTGAAGCTAATGTAAATGGCGTCACTTTTAACAAAGCAGTTCGTCTTTTAGAAATAAGTCTGGATGCTTTTGATCCAGACGCAACCGCGCAATTTACTGAAAACAAAAGAGATACTTTAAAATTTAATGCTGGTGATCTAATCTGGAATACAAGTATCAACACTTTGCAAGTGTATGATGGAGACAATTGGATTAGTTTGTCTCAACAGTTGCCATATACAACTGATCCCCTTGAAGCTCAAGGCCAGGTTGGTTCTGTTCAAGTGATAAACGCAGGAGCAATAGTAGTGAGTGTAGGTTCATGACAAAACTATGTGCAAGAGGCAAGGCAGCAGCTAAACGTAAGTTCAAGGTATACCCATCAGCGTATGCAAACGCTTACGCCAGCAAAATTTGTGCAGGCAAAATTAAAGACCCCTCTGGCTTGAAGCGCAAAGACTTCAAAGGCCCAAAGCCAAAAGATATGAATACAGGTGGCTTTGTGGCGAAACGCGCTCGCTTGATAGATCCCAAGGGTTTCAGCGGCATGATGCCAAATAAACGTGGGAGAACCAGAATCTCATGAGCCTGAAAGAGTGGTTTGGCAAAGGCCCAAAAGGTGATTGGGTAGATATTGGAGCTCCAAAGAAAGACGGTAAGTTCCAAAAGTGTGGCCGTGCCAAAGTAAAAGGTTCAAAACGTAAGTATCCAAAATGTGTGCCGCGGTCAAAAGCAAAGTCCATGACCGAAGGCGAGCGACGTAGTGCTGTGCAGCGCAAACGCGCTAAGCCACAAGGGGTGGGTGGGAAGCCAACAAATGTGAAGACATTTACATCCCCTGCCTCTGCGAAGGGCCGTCGTATTGTAAAGAAAGCAGATGGCGGTGAAGTTCGCCGTAATCACCGTGGCTGTGGTGCTGTTATGTCTGATCGACGTAAGCGAACAAGGTACTCCTGATGTTTAGACGATACGCAGAAGAGTTTAACGGTGGTGGTGAAGTCAAGAAACGACGCCGCGACAAGATGCCGAAGCGCAATAAAAAGAACTTTCGCCCTACAAAACAGGGCGCTGGCATGACAGAAGCTGGTGTAAAAGCGTATCGCAAAGCGAATCCTGGTAGTAAACTCCAGACTGCTGTGACGGAGGATAAGCCTACAGGTAAGCGAGCAGCGCGTAGAAAGTCTTTTTGCGCACGATCTGCAGGGCAAATGAAGAAGTTTCCAAAAGCAGCAAAAGATCCTAACTCTAGGCTGAGACAAGCTAGACGGCGGTGGAAGTGTTAAGTCATTTAAATATACTGAAGGCTGTTAGTTAAATGAATGATTCTATGAAAAAGCCTCCTATGCAAAAAGATGCAGAGCGTCTAGCCGCGCAAGGGCGGTTTGGCGACACCATGCTTGTTCATATGACTCCTAAAGAAGTCAAAGGTCTTGCGTCTTTAATTCCTGGAGGAAAGCTCACAACCAATCCAGTTACAGGTCAACCAGAAGCTTTTATATTGGAAGCTCTTCAGATAGCGGCTGCAGCTAAAGGCGCATACGACGCTTTTAAAAAACCTAAAACCAGCACTCAACAAAAATCTCGAGGCAGAACTCAATCTGCTTTAGATCAATATACTCAAACGGTTTTAGGGGATGTTGGTAAATCTGGAGCTTTTAAGCCCCCTCAAACTCTTGATGAAGCCATAGCTTCTGGCAAAACAAGCTTTTTGCCCCAAGGTGTTGGGGGTTTTGATAATCGTGCCTTTGCTTATCAACGCCTGCCTGGAATGACTTACGCAAACTTACCAGGTACAACTACGCCTTTCTATCCACAAGCAAATATGCCAACTGCACCAGTTACTTCGGCTCCTCCACCGACAACAGGAACCACTGCTCCTTTATATAGATCTATGCCTGTAACAGAGCCTGATCTAATTAATGACACAGATGCCACAAGAAGAGAAAACGAACTTCTTCTTGCTGAGCTTATAGGCGATGAAAACGAAAGACGCTTTGAAGAGGCGGGTAATGAGCTTGCTAACATAAGGGAGTTTGAAAGAACTCTTGCTTTTGAAAAAGCACTGAGAGAAGGCCCATTCAAATTACCAGACTATGAAGACCTGATTGATGAAGAAAACCTCATGATCACCATGGCGAATGGTGGCATAGCTGCCCTTGCACAAGGTGGCGACGTAGATTTTCCACGCATGAACGGCCCAATATCTGGTCCAGGCACCGAGACATCTGATGATATTCCTGCAATGCTTAGCGATGGTGAGTTTGTTGTAAATGCTAAGGCAGTTCGTGGGGTAGGCAAATTAAACGGCGCGGGTAAATCAAAAGAGGAACAACGCCGTGAGGGCGCTCGCATGATGTACGCCTTACAGAGGGCAGGCGAGCAAGCGATGAGGAAAGCATAATGTCACAGTCCACAACAGAAACTTATGCAGAAAGCGCGCCGTTTATTGCGCCTAGTTTTCAAAGAACTGCTCAAGATCCAGCCGTTGAGCTTGCAAGCAGGCGCTTGCTTGAGACCTATCTTGGTGATCAAGGATTAATCAGCCAGCCGATACCGATACCGATACAGCAAATCGCTGGTCTTTCACCATTTGAGATTCAAGCCCGGAATGCCGCACAAGGACTAGGCGGTTTTGGTGCTCAACTCGCAGAGGCTCAAGGCTTATTTAGAAAAACCACTTCTGAGTTTGACCCCTCTACAGCTGGTTTGTTTGCTGATCCAAGAGCGCGTCAACTGTATGAACAAAGCCTTGGAACTTATGACCCTAGTATGGGCCGCGAGTTGGTAGATCAAGAAGCCGCGGACATTATGCGCGGATCAGCGGCTGGTATAGGTCGTGCCGCCGAGGGTATAGCTGGCCAAGTTGGTGGAGCACAAACAG